CTATCCAATAAACTTTCTACATGAGTTTTTCACGTTACTCTGGTTTACCATTGCATACTGTAAGGTTGTATCAATACTTTGGTGTCCGAGGAGCTGTTGCACTTGCTCTATCGGCATTCCTTTATCAATTGCCATTGTTGCCAATGTCCTGCGAAATTTATGGGGATGAACCTTTTGTATATTTAGTTTTTTCCCGAGTTCTCGCATTCTTATTTCAACGCCGCTTATTTTAAGCCGATCAAATGGTTTATGGAGAGTAACAAATAATGCAGAATTGTTGTCACTGCGGCTGTTGAGATAGTTCTGTACATGTATCTTTGTTCTGGCATCAAAGTATACTTTACGTTCTTTATCTCCCTTTCCTAAAACAACACATTCCCTATTTTCAAAATCCATGTCCGCAACATCCAGATTAACCATTTCACCAACTCGAATGCCTGTTGAGGATAATAGATCTATGATGGCAAGATCCCTAATGGAATCACAATTGTCTCGCATTTGCTCCAAGACTTCATCTGAATAAATTTCTCTGACCGTTTTTCCTGTCTTGATTTTGTGGATGCGACGGACAGGACTTTTAAGAATCAGATCTTCGTCCTCTAACCATGCGAAAAAGCTTGAGAGTATGCGACGTATGTTATCAATAGTGACTTTACTGGATTTACTTTCACGTTGATAACGATCAAGGTACCGGCGCAGGTCGTCTGTTTCAATATGCAATACAGGCTTTCCTATAGTACGATGCATTTTTTCTATAGTTGAACGATAGTATTTCAATGACTTATCGGAACATCCTTCAACGTGTTTAGCTGCGATGAAGCTATCCAGCATTTCTACATTATTTTCTAAACCAGATGTAGTTGATGTATCTCCTTTCTGTGTTACTTGGACACCGTATAGGCAATGAGTTAATACTTTGTCCAAGTATTCCATCTGTTCATTGTTAAGCACTGAGAGCATTCCTTGTTTGATTTCATTAATAATTTTCATTTATATTGTTTCCCTCCTATGTAATTAGGAACTGTCCCATAATACATAGGAAGCAAATTATCCGAATGACTTTTGCATTAAAGCATTACGGCACTGTTCCAATTTTTCAATATTTTGTAGTAAAGCAAATTTCGATTTATCGATTTGCTCTATAAATACTGCGAATTGATTTTGAAGTTCAATAGGTGGCACTGTAATCTTAACGCTCCCAATAGTTGCTTTATTTAATGTAGCTCCTTTTACAGCTTGTTTTGAAACTTTGTCCCAGTTCATATAAGACAGCATTGTGTTTAAATATTCAATCGAAAAATCAGCTGACCTTTTATCAATGAAAGCCATAATTGCTTCATTAGTGTAGATAGGTTCTGAGGTGATTGCTGTTTTACCAATTGTAAGCTTAAAGCTCATAATTAATGTGTCTTTTGGTATTTGTTTAATTCCAGTTTTTTCAACAGCAAGCTTTGATATTTTTTCTTTTGTATCTGCTGTATACTTTGAATAATTACTTAAATCTGCTATTGAAATCCAGCGAAAATCTTCACTATCCCAATAATATGAATTGCTCCTTGAGGGTGTTTTCCCCATTTGCAATTCGAAAAGCTCACTTAATTTTACGCTATCCCATTTTATATTTATTTTTTCGTTTTCAAACATCTCGATAAATTGAGACTTCACGAGGGCATCCGTGGCTATAAGCAGCTGATTATATGCTTCTTTAGTTTCTTCCATAGCCCATAATTCATCTGCAAGTACATCTTGTTTTTCAATAGGGGGTATGTTGAATTCCAAATCCTTAAGATCCCGCCAATTGATTGTTGGAGACAGGGAACCGACAGATATTTTTATGGCCTCGTCAAGAAAATGGTTTGAGCTTACAAAAAACGGAAAAAGCTTAGAGCTTATTACATCTGTTAGTGGCCTTAGTACCATTCCATGCGCGGAAAATATACCGTCAAAAGGTGCTATTGCGACTTTCTTTTGGTATGCACGCCGTTTTCCAAATAATACATCGCCTTTACGCATTGTCAGTTTCTCACCTATTGGAGCAACATCGGCACCAAACCTTGATACTTTGAGAGTCCCAGAGTCAAGGTGTTCTAATCCTAAATAAGTATATTTATCTTCTTCTACAGGCTTTTTTTTCTCTGTAGAGTTGATTGCAATTTCGTCAAATTTAAATCTAGCCACAGAGCACACCTCCAACGGAAAATTGAGATTTAACAAGTTCGTCTGTTGCAGTCAAGAGCTTTTTATATGTTTCCTTTGCGTCCTGAAAAGCCCATAATACCTCAGATAGTTTTTTTTGAGCTTCGATTGATGGCAACATAAACTCATATTCTTTCAAATGCTCCCACTTGACTCGTGGAGAGAGTGAACCGGCTGATTTACCAATAGCAAAATCGAAAAACTTGTCATTTTGAATAATGAAGGGGAGCAACTCCGGGACAATTTCACTTGGTATAGCCTCAATTACAGTTATATCTCCGGAACAAATTCCATCAAAAGGTGCAACCGCAGCTTTCTTTAAATAGGCACGTCTTCGTCCAAACAAAATATGTCCTTTACGAAACATTTTTGTAAAAGTATTATCCTTTTCGCCATCCCATGCTGTTAATTTCATTTCTTGTGGGACTAGATGTTCAAGTCCAACAACGGGCATTCCTAATTTTGACTCTTTATAGGTATCTTTAAATTCTTTTGCTACATCTCCGAGTTTGATCTTATGCATTATCTTCACCTGCCAATTCCGTAAGTACGTTTTTAAGCTGCTCGTAAGAAACGATCATGTCATTTCTGCTCTCATTCCATAATTCTATGCACTCAGTTATAGAGAGATCAATAACATTGCTTATATCAGATTCATCTCTGATATATAACGGGATGCTCAATGAAAATGCGTTGTTTGAAGTATCTTCAATATTTACAACTCGTGCAAATCCTTCAACGTCTATATATTCATGATACGTCTTGGCAATCTTATCGATGTGGAGATCGTCAAGAAGGCTCTGTGCATTTTTTCTGGTAACTTCATGAACCGCGTTAATAAACAATATTTGGCCACGACGCTCCGGTCGTTTATTAGTTCTGCAAATGATGATGCAGGCTTCCATGGGGGCATTAAAGAACAGATTGGGTCCAAGACCAATTACACATTCTAATAAATCACTTCTAATTAGCTTTTCTCTTAACGTGCTTTCTTCTTTACGGAACAAAACACCATGAGGAAATAAGATTGCGCATCTTCCACTATTAGGATCTAGGGTCTTTAAAATATGTTGAAAGAAAGCGTAATCGGCTCGACCTTGAGGTGGTACGCCCAGAAAGTTTCTTCCATATTTGTCGCTAGCGAATGACTCGCGGTCCCATTGGCTTATTGAATATGGGGGATTGGCTAAGATTAAATCAAACTGCTGTAATTGGCCGTTCTCAATGAAAGCCGGATTTTTCAAAGTATCATCGTTTACTATATGAAAGTCCTTAACTCCATGCAGGAACAAATTCATCCGACCTATAGCTGAAGTCAACGAGTTAATTTCTTGCCCATATATCTGAACATTTCTCCATTCCTTATCTTGGCCCTTCAAATAAGCGATGGCAGAGATCAACATTCCTGCGCTACCGCAGGTAGGGTCATAGATCGACTCACCTGATTTAGGCTGTAGCATTTCTGTCATGAGATGAACTACAGTCCGGTTCGTATAGAACTCTTGTGCGGTATGTCCGCTGTCATCAGCAAATTTTTTAATCAGATACTCATAACCCTGCCCAAGCTCATCTTCAGGGCAATTTGCAAGAGAAAGTGTTTGCGATGAGAAGTGCTCTATTATATTTTTGAGCAACTCGTCAGGTAAGCGGTTTTTATTAGTCCAAGCACCATCACCAAAAACGCCTTGAAGTTTATCCATATTAGCGGTTTCGATTGCATGGAAAGCATCAACAATAGCTTTTCCAACATTCTCGGCTACTTCTCTAACGTTTTTCCAATGGAAGCCTTTTGGCACATTGAAACGATGGTTTTCTTCCCATTCCAAGGCTTCTTCATCTCCATCGTATTCGATTAGGATCTGCTCACATTCTTCGTCATAAACGTCACAGATACGCTTGAAAAATAGAAGCGGGAATATATATTGTTTATATGAACCTGCATCAATATTGGTGCGTAGCAATACTGCTGAATTCCAAAGGTATGTTTGGAGTTCTTCGATTGTAATACTGTTACTCATTAATGTAACCTCCTTTCGCCAACAAATCATAAAGCTTAGTTTCGGCTGCGGCTACAGCATCAAGCGCATTAAAAAAATTCCGTTTTACTTCGTATGGAGATATACTTTCTTGAACAAGTTTCTCTATATAACTATTAACCTGCAAAGTATAATCCTTGGCGGCGATTTCCTCAATTGATGCAACTTTCACCAATTCTGGAACGTCAACATAGTCTGTGTAAAGCTTGAAAATTTCTTCAACATTAGCAGCAGATAGAGTGTTCTTAGCGCGCTGCGCCGTGAAAGTTGTTGAAGCATTAATCAGACAAATTTTCCCTTTATGATTTGCAGGTTTTTTATTATTTAACAGCAGGATACATGCAGATACTCCGGCACCATAAAACAAATTGCCTACTAAAGTTATAACGCAATCGAGTTTGTCTGAAAGTATGAGCTGTTTTCTTATGTCACCTTCTTTTCCGCTGCGGAATAATACTCCTTGTGGAAGGACAACAGCACAACGGCCTGTTTTTATATCCATTGACTTCACCATATGTTGAAGCCAAGCGAAGTCGGCATTTGAGTTTGATGGACTCCCCCAAATATTACGACCATATATATCTGAAGCAAACTGTTCAGCCCCCCAACTTTTCAGAGAAAACGGGGGATTGGCTATTACGCAATCAAAGGTCTGAAGTTCGCCGCGGTGCATATAGTTTGGAGATCGGAGAGTATCTCCTTGAGTAACTTTAAAGTCCTGTGCTCCGTGTAAAAAGAGGTTCATACGTGCTATGGCAGAGGTTGAAAGGTTTTTTTCTTGACCAAAAATTTTACCATATGTCATCTGATCGTTTTTTATATAATGTATAGCTTCAATAAGCATACCCCCAGTGCCGCAAGCAGGATCATATACGGATTCACCAGCTTTTGGTGCAAGCAGTTTCACAAGCAGTTTTACGACTGGACGAGGGGTGTAGAACTCTCCAGCGGTTTTCTTTGAGAGATCAGCAAATTTTTTAATTAAGTATTCATAGCTGTCGCCCATAACATCGGCTGAATAGTTATTGTTGCCGACTTTTATCTTCGACATATGTTCTACCAAATCTTTCAAACGCTCATCAGAGAGTTTGTTTTTATCAGTCCAGGTCGCATCATCAAAACTACTGAAAACGCCATATAATGTATCTGGGTTAGCTCGTTCAATTTCAACCATTGCAGAAACGATAGCTGAACCAACCTTTTCACTTTTTTCCCGTACGTCGTTCCAGTGACAACCATCAGGTATTATAAAGCGGTGGTTCTCGGGGAAACTTGCATATTCTTCATCTCCGCCAGAATCCTCAAGTGCCTTTGCAGTTTCTTCATCGTACACATCTGATAAGCGCTTGTAGAATAATAATGGGGTTACATAACTTTTATATTCATCCTGGTTTATGGGCCCCCGTAGTATGTTGCAAGCTTCAAAAAGATGTGCAAATAAACTTTGGCTTGTGGTCTTCTCGTTAATTGTTAAGCTACTTTCGTAATCTTCATCGGCAGCATCAAAAGCAGAAGATATCATTTTTTCTCTTGAGCTTGTTTCGACTTTCTTTCCTCTTGACAATTTTTTTACAGCAATTGAAATATCCCCGTTTGATTTCTCGAGTTGTGGGGCATATATGTTTTCAAACTCCATCAGTATTTTCAAAAGTCTCTCGTCCAAGAATGTTAGAGCATGTTTTCTTATAGCAGTAGGTATGCCATAATATGCTTCAGCGATGCCTCCCGTGATAGCCGCCAATGTGTCACTATCGCCACCGATAGAGATAGCGTTTCGAATAGCATCCTCAAATCCATTGGATTCTAGGAAGGCCATAATAGCCTGTGGTACGGTTTCTTGGCAGGTCTCATTAAAATGATAATTCTCTCGGATGGCATCCAGTGTGAAGTTCATTGGGTAGTAATGTTCATTGATATAATCTCTGATTTCTAAAATGTTCTTTCCTTCCCGGGCTAGATAAATTGCCGTTGCAGTAGCCTCTGCACCTTTTAGGCCCTCTGGGTGGTTATGAGAGATCTCGGTAACCTTTTTTGAAAGTTGCCTTGCTTCTTCCAAAGAAGTTGCTGCAAAACCACAGGCGCTTACACGCATGGCAGCACCGTTGCCGAAACTATTATAGGGCAGGGGGGTATCAGAATATATCCAGCTACGGAACATCCCACCATATCCACAGTCTGGATATGGCCTTCCTAAATCCTGCATACACCGGATTGCTAATTTGCTAAGTTTATCTAAATCTTTTCCGCTATCAATAATCGCCTTAGCTACCGAAAGAGACATAATACTGTCATCCGTAATAGCGCATTTATATGTTAAAAATTCAAATTCTTTTGTCTTTATATTGTTCCATTCAAAGCGTGAACCGACAATATCACCAATTATTGCTCCAAGCATTTTTGCACCTCTCATAGTATGTTTTTTTAAATAATATAAATAAATAATATCACGGTCTCGGTACCATTATCTGTACCCCATTATGTCTTATCTGGGTTTGGTGTATCATCAGATTTCACAATTTCCATTATGTCTGAAATATCGCAGTCGAGAGCATTACATATTTTAACAAGGATATCTGTATTGACATTCACGTTTTTCCCGAGTTTAGCCATTGAAGCTGTGCTTATACCAGAGGCTTCACGAAGATCCTTTTTTTTCATATCTTTATCGATTAGTAGCTTCCATAATTTTTTATAACTCACGACCATAAAATTCACCTCGCTATCGCTGTTATCAAAATAGTATCACAAATTACTCAATAGCGCAAAATAAATTTGCGAACGTGAAATATTTATTCGATATTTTGATTGTTATTTTGCTAGTGTGCTGTTATAATTTTATTTAAGGTGATGATATGATTTTTATAAGTGGTATACATAGTGTTGGAAAATCTTATTTCTGTGAACAGGTCAAGAGCAAATTAGGACTCAATGCCTATTCTGCAAGTACTTTAATTTCTGAACTTAAGCATGAATTATTCAAGAAAGATAAACTGATTGCCGATATTGATGGAAATCAGGGTTATTTGCTGGCTGCAGTTAAAAAGTTGGATGATATAGAGAATAACTATCTTCTTGATGGGCACCTATGTTTATTGAATGCACAAGGAAATGTTCAAAGGATAAGCCTGCAGACCTTTATTGATCTTAAGCCTCAAGGCATATTATTGCTAACTGAAATTCCTTCAGTTATTGCAGAACGTCGAAAAATTCGAGATGATATCGAATCTGATATAAGCCAAATAAATATCTTTCAAAATGAAGAAACCGCTTATGCGGAGGAGGTATCTCGGTTGTTGGGAATTCCACTTTATATTTCCAAAGGTGCTGATGATATCGACAAAGCCTTAAAATTTATAGATTCATTTGCAAAGAATTAATAACGTAGATCTAGGAGGATTAGACCATGGCAGGCAAATTCCAACTTAGTAAGTTTTCAGAAATTGATATTAATGACCCGTTTTTTGACCCTCTCAAGAATGACTATCCCGAAGACGAAAGCAATATAGGTTTTATTAAATGGTTCGGAAAAAAGAGTAGAGAAGGAGCCACTGCCCTGGTATTTAACGATGAAACAGGAATGGGTGCCTTTGTATGTTTGAAAGACGAGAACGAACCCCTCATACTTGAGAATGAGGTGCTACCGGCAATCCCCCGTAAAAAAATCAGCACGCTGCGGCTTGCAGAACGATACCGAGGACAAAGGCTGGGAGAAGGTTCTATTGGTTTGGCTCTTTGGAACTGGCAAAAATCCAAGCAAAAGGAAATTTATGTAACAGTGTTCGAGAAGCACGAGATTCTCATAGAATTGCTTGAAAAATTTGGTTTTGAGATGGCAGGATATAACGAGAACGGAGAATGTGTTTATTTAAAGAGCAGAGAGAACATAGACTATAGTGATCCATATAAGTCTTTCCCTTTTATCAACCCTGAGTTCGAAAAAGCCGGCTATCTGCTTGTAAACGATGTGTATCACGATACACTTTTCCCATACTCAGAACTGGCTCATACATTTCAAGAGCAAGTTGCTTTGCAGGTTTCAAATGGTATCTCTAAGATCTATGTGGGGGCACAATACACTAGGCCGCATTACCAAGTAGGGGAGCCGTTATTCATCTATCGAATACATACAAAGGAAGATGGACAATCAAAGAGATATAAATCATGTCTTACTTCATATGGTGTTGTTACAGATGTGATAATGGTGAAAACAAACAACCGTGCCCTGATGACTTTTGAGGAATTATGTGAGAGAATAGGTAATAAGTCTGTTTTTGATGAAAGAGAGCTACGAACTAAGTACGACAATGACAAGCATATGGTCGTTATCGAATTATTGTATTATGGGTATTTCGGTGCAGGCCACAATATTAATAATGCATGGCTCAGCGATAATGGCTATTTTGATGGTCGTTATCCTGCATTAATTATGGTTTCGCCAGATCAATTTAAAGGTATTCTAGAAGAGGGTGATGTAGATGTCTCAAATGTTATTATCGATTAATCCAGAGCATGTTGAAAACATACTTCTCGGTATTAAGAAGTTCGAATTTCGCAAAGTGCGTTGTAGATCAGAAGTGAATACTATTATTATTTACGCAACATCTCCTGTAATGCAGGTGGTTGCAGAGGCAGAGATAATTGGGGTAATCGAAGATGATCCTCATTCTGTATGGATGTTGACTTCTGAACACGCGGGGATAAGTAAGGGCTTCTTTGATCGTTACTTTGAAGGGAAAAACAAGGCTGTGGCATATCGCCTGGGGAAGGTCGAAAGATATGCGGACCCGAGGCCTTTATCGGACTATGGAATAAACTTCGCGCCCCAATCTTTCGTGTATGTATAAATAGGATACTGTAAAATGGGTGTAGGCTATGCCGCAATAATATGCGGCATAGCTTTTTTCTTTTTTTATTTGACAAAGAAAAGCTTCTGGCATATAATAATCGCAGATAAGCGAAGTAGCGGACTAGCTGTACAGCTTGAAAGATTAAATGCGACTAGCTCATCAAGAAAAAGGAGGAATAAAAAATGGCAGGTGAATTTGGAGCGTTAATTGACGCAAAAAGAAGAGGAAGAGGACCTGATGGGAAGGATATCATGCTCAAGGATATCGCTGAAGCTATGGGGAAGACAGCAACGTATTTATCTGATATCATCAAAGGCCGTCGTAATCCACCAGAGATGGAATTAATGGAGAAAATGGCAGCGATATTACGTCTTGATGATGAAGAAAAAGCTGAGATGTACGACTTGGCAGGTCGAGATCGAAACGAGGTATCGCCAGATCTACCGGAGTATATTATGGATGATGATTTACCTCATGCTAGAACTGCATTAAGGAAGGCAAAAGAGAAAGGTCTCGGTGACGATTTTTGGAAAAAAGTTTATGACTCTATCGAAGATGACAAGGAGTAGATATCTATGGGACAAAGTAAACCGTCTGATTTAGATAGACTGATTGACAAGACGTGCTACAATGCCATACAGGATGCATTATCACAATTTATTGAAGATAGACCCGGTGAACTTGAGCTAAGTGGGGTATCCAATTTTGTGGAGGAACCCGAAGGTGCAGCACTGATAGAAATGGAGCTTATCAGATGCAGCAACGTGGTGATGGATGACGACGAGATAAATTTTGATGCCATTGTAAGCTGTGAAATCGAAATTGAAGAAACTGTTCGTCGCAATCGTGAAAGCGATGGTGTCAGGCAGTGGTTCAATGTTCACTGCAGAGCCGTTCTCGATGGGACATTAAAGAGTTTTCGCATTATGCAAATTGAAGTATACTCAAGATAAGGAGGTGAAAGGATGGCGTTAAAAGCTACGGGAAATCTAGTGCCAATAATTTACAAGGAGGAATTTGATGATGAAGCGACTGCTTTTCTTAAGAAATATTATCCGGAAGCCTTGGTGACACCTATTACCGTACCAATTCTTGAAATTGCGAAGGAGGGAATGAGACTTACTGTCATGTCTCGAAACCTTACGGAGGATCTCAGTACCTTTGGGCAGATGTGTTTTACTGAGGGACTTGCAGAAATCTATGACAAGGATGAGGACGAATATCGGGAGATTTCAATCAAGGGGGGCACCATGATAATCGATCCGGATACTTTTTTCCAACGCAACATCGGGTGCATGAATAATACCATTGCGCATGAATGCTTTCACTGGCATAGGCATCGTAATTATCATTTTATGCAAAACCTTCTGGAAGGAAAACAATCGGTGGCTTGTCGCTGTCCGGTAGAGGCTAAAGATGAACGATTTAAAGAAAAGTGGACAGACGAAGATTGGATGGAGTGGCAAGCAAGTGGAATAGCTCCTAAGATACTGTTACCAAAAGAGACTTTTGGTTTGAAGGTTGATCAGTTTCTCAAGGAAAGTAAAAAAAATCCATTTATCGCAGCTGAACTGATGTCACCCAAACAATGGGTCATCGATCAATTAGCCGATTTTTACAAGGTTTCGAAAATATCTGTAAGAATAAGGCTGGATGAGTTAGGTATCTGCCGCGAATGACAGATGGGCAGTACCTTTTTTTACTCAAATAATACGCTAAAAAGCTTTACGGCTTCATAGCGTTATGACGGGCAAAAAACAAGGAGAGGTGAGGGGTAAAATATCTTTTAAAGCGCATTTTTTTGAGCGCAAACATCGCTAAAAAGCGGATAAGCTTTATTTAGAAATAACTAGTGGAAGGAGGTGACATCCATGGCCAAAGCAAACGTAAAACAAACTTCAAAGTCTGTAGCAAGTAAGGCCTCCTCATTGCTAAGAGATGGCAGGACGGGAGCGAAAACAAAGTCAGTTGCAGCAAGTGCATTATCACAGACAAAAGTAACAACCAAAAAGAAATAACTAACTTAGCTGATTTTTAGTGAGAGGAGGTGCCTATGGAGGAAATCGTAAAATGTCCTGTGTGTGCTAAACGAATCTTCGATCTTGTTTGGAGCGATAGAACTATCGTAAAAATCAAGTGCCCTCATTGCAGAAATATTGTTAGCATTGAGCGCTAAAAAAATATAAACAGAACCCATATCAGAACAAATTTATACCGTGCAACGGAGCCGAGTGCGAGCTACTAAATGGCCGGATGATTTACGAAACACAAATTCGTAACCATCCGGTTTTTTGTATTTCGTGACCATTTGGCTCTTTTTTTATATCTCACGCTTGGCTCCTTTATCAGAAAGGAGTTAAGAAATGAAAATTAGAATTCTATATGACAACAAACCAACCTATCTGGAGGTACCGGACGAGGATTGCTCCATAATGATCGACGCGGATTATATGGACAGGCTGATTTCTGCCGAAGACAAGGAAACTGTGACCCGCCGCTCTTTGCAGGAAATCATGGAGGAACGTTTCAACAAACCTGAGTACAACAACTGGCACAAATTTGACAGGCACAGAGGCATGCCAAAGAGACAATTCCGCAAGGAAGATGAAGGTGAAGATGAGACAGACCATATGGACACTCTTCCTGACTATTCAGATGAAGTGAACTGGGCAAAACAAGCAGAGTACGAAGATGTCTGTGACCTTATCAGAAAAAATCTCAAACATCAGCAGGCAGAGTTGCTGATAGCCATCGTCCTGGACGGAGTTTCCGTATCTGAATATGCAGACCGTGAAGGGGTATCGGCCAGTGCTATTTCACACAGGATGGAAACCGCAATCAAAAATTTCAAAAAGGTTTTCCCGGAATCCTCAACTTTCACCTCGTGTCAAGGCTAATGGGTAGAGGGCAGCAAAGAAAGCTCTCGGAAAGGGGTGAAAAATATGAAACACAATCTGAAAATCAGTGTTTCTAAACATCCGCAGAAAGGCGGGATAGTGACTTGCCGCAATGTCAACATAAGGGAGCGTTTCCTTCGTTTCTTCCTTGGCGATATGCAGAAACTGACTATCCTTGTTCCAGGCGACACAGTACAGGAACTCGCCATCTGCGAGACCGAGGAAGGAGGAAAAAGCCATGAGCAAAATCAAGTTGCTCCTTGATGTGGTTTCGGATATGCGTTCTTTGGTTGACAGCATTCAAGCAGTTGCAGATGCATTGGCGGAAAATGAACCTGCTGAAACAGAGCAGACCTTACCTGCAAAGAAGCCTGAGCCGATTAAAACGGAAAAATCAAAGAAGAAGGAAACCACGCTGGAGGAAGTCAGAGCCGCACTTGCCGTGAAGAGCCAAGCCGGTCTTACCGTCGAGGTGAGGGAGATCATTCAAAAGTATGGCGGTTCAAAACTTAGTGAAATCGCGCCGGAGCATTACGCAAATATCTTGAAAGATGCGGAGGTACTTGGCAATGGGTAACCACGCAGTACTTTCCGCATCCGGGTCGCATAGATGGCTCCATTGCCATCCATCCGCGCGTTTGGAGCTGGAGTTTGCAAATAGCGAATCCAATGCTGCCGCCGAAGGAATCGCCGCCCATGCTTTATGCGAGCATAAACTTCGCAAGGCGCTTCACATGAGGAGCAAGCGCCCTATATCGGACTATAACACCGATGAGATGGAAGAGCACAGCGATGCCTATGTGGAGTTTGTAATGGAGCGGCTTGAAGAGGCAAAGAAAAGCTGCAAGGATCCACTGATGCTTATCGAGCAACATCTTGATTTTTCCTGCTATGTGCCCCAGGGCTTCGGGACCGGCGACTGCATCATCATTGCGGACAAAAGCCTGCATATCATCGATTTCAAATACGGCATGGGGATATTGGTGGATGTGGTGGAAAATCCGCAGATGAAACTGTATGCGCTTGGTGCTTTGGAAATCTACGACAGCCTTTATGACATTGATGAGGTTTCCCTGACCATATTCCAACCGCGAAGGGAGAATGTCAGCACCTGGACGATCCAGGTGGATGAATTAAGAACCTGGGCGGAAAACGAGTTGAAACCAAAAGCGCAGAAAGCCTATGACGGAGAAGGCGAATATCTCCCTGGAGAGTGGTGTACCTTCTGCCGCGCGGCGGTAAAATGCAGGGCAAGAGCGGAAGAAAAGTTGAAACTCGCCCAGTGGGAATTTAAGATGCCGCCTTTGCTTACGGATTTTGAAATTGAAGAGGTCCTAAGCAAGCTGCAGGACATTACCAGGTGGGCAAATGAAATCGTGGCCTATGCCACAGAAGCCGCCATCAATCATGGCAAGGAGTGGAGCGGATTCAAGGTAGTCGAAGGCCGTTCTGTCCGCAAATACAGAGATGAGGATGCGGTTGCGGAAGCAGCGAGGGCAAATGGCTACAAGGATATATTCCGTCAGAGTCTCATTACGCTTACGGAAATGCAGAAGCTGATGGGCAAGACGAAATTCGAAGAAATCCTCGGGCATCTCATATATAAACCACCGGGCAAGCCGACTCTGGCGCCAACTTCGGATAAGCGCCCAGCGATGAACGTATCAAACGTAAATAACGAATTCAACGAAATAATGGAGGAATCAAACTATGAATAATCAGAATAAAACCAAGGTGATTACAAGCGTCAACAGCCGATTGAGTTACTTCCACGAATGGGAACCGGTGTCCATTAACGGCGGAGCTGAGAAATACAGCGTGTCCGTACTTATTCCAAAGACTGACACGGAGACGATCAATGCAATCAATGAGGCAATTGATGCGGCTATCGAGGAGGGCATTGCCAAGTTCGGTGGCAAGAAACCCAATAAAGCCACAATCAAGATCCCGCTGCGTGATGGGGACGTGGAACGCGATGACGAGGCTTACAAGGGGCATTATTTTGTAAATGCCAACAGCAACACCGCACCTCAGATTGTAGATAAAGCGATCAGACCTATTTTGGACCGCGGCGAGGTATACAGCGGTTGTTATGCAAGAGTATCCTTGAATTTCTATGCATTCAACTCCAACGGCAACAAAGGCGTGGCCTGTGGACTTGGCAACATACAGAAAATCAAGGATGGAGAGTCCTTAGGCGGCAGAACCAATGCGGCTGATGATTTCAACACCGTTGAAGATGAGGATTTCCTGGGATAACAGCTGAATAACTAAAAAGACGAGGTGGCGGAGGCTGTTCTTTCGCCGCCTCGTTTGCTTTGGAAAGGACGGTACTTAATTTATGGAATCCATTTCAATTGATGTAGAAACATTTTCGAGTGTCAATCTTCAGAAGTCCGGGGTTTACCGTTACGCCGAAAGAGACGATTTTGAGATTCTGCTTTTTGGCTATTCGGTGAATGGCGGCGAAGCGCAGGTGGTCGATCTTGCCAGTGGAGAGGAGATACCTAATGAAATCATCGATGCCATTATGGATAATTCAGTTACCAAATGGGCGTTCAATGCGATGTTCGAAAGGGTGTGCTTATCCAAATGGCTCCACCTTCCCACAAAAGAATATCTTGATCCTGCGTCATGGAAATGCTCCATGATATGGTCGGCATACATGGGACTTCCTCTTTCTCTTGAGGGTGTCGGTGCCGTTTTAGGATTGGAAAAACAAAAGCTGACAGAGGGCAAAGACCTCGTCAGATATTTCTGTATGCCTTGTTCTTCCACCAAATCGAACGGAGGCCGTATCCGTAATCTGCCGGAACATGATATGGAAAAGTGGGCCCGATTCAAATCATACAACATCCGGGATGTGGAAACCGAGATGTCGATACAGAAGAAACTGGGCAACTTTCCGGTACCGGATAATGTCTGGGAGGAATATCATCTCGACCAGGAAATCAATGACCGGGGAATCGCAATTGATAGGATATTTGTGAAACAGGCTGTTGCCATAGATGATCATTCCCGAGAAAAGTTGACGGCCCTCATGCAGGACATGACAGACCTTGATAATCCGAACTCTGTACAACAGATGAAAGGCTGGCTTGCCGATAACGGACTTGAAACGGACACCCTTGGCAAGAAAGCGGTTGCAGATATGTTAAAGACAGCATTGGAACCGTTAGGCACAGTGTTGGAACTTCGCCAGCAACTTGCCAAATCCTCTGTCAAAAAGTATACGGCGATGGAAAATGCGGTTTGTCATGACAGCCGTGCCAGAGGGATGTTCCAGTTTTACGGTGCCAATAGAACAGGTAGGTTTTCCGGAAGGCTGATTCAATTGCAGAACCTCCCGCAGAACCATATGCCTGATTTGGAACAAGCTCGCGACCTGGTTCGAAGCGGAAACTTTGATGCAATTACGCTGCTCTATGATTCTGTGCCAGAGGTGCTCTCGGAATTGATCAGAACTGCTTTTATCCCGAGTGATGGCAGGAAGTTTATTGTTGCGGACTTCTCAGCTATCGAGGCTCGCGTCATTGCCTGGCTAGCGGGCGAAAAATGGAGAATGGAAGTATTCCAAAACGGTGGAGACATCTACTGTGCCAGTGCATCGCAGATGTTTCATCTCCCCGTGGAGAAACATGGTGTGAACGGCCATCTGCGTCAGAAAGGCAAAATAGCGGAACTGGCACTTGGTTACGGCGGATCTGTCGGAGCATTGAAAGCAATGGGCGCATTAGAAATGGGATTAGCAGAAGACGAACTTCAGCCGCTGGTAACAGCATGGAGGCAGACCAACCCCAATATCATTAAGCTCTGGTGGGATGTCGACCGTGCCGTAAAAACCTGCGTCAAGCAGAAAACGCCTACAGAAACACATGGTATCAAGTTCACCTATCAAAGCGGGATGCTTTTTACTACCCTTCCTTCCGACAGGCGGCTTGCCTACGTGAAGCCCCGCATGGGCGAGAATGCGTTCGGTGGCGAGTCAGTTACCTATGAAGGCGTCGGCGGGACGAAAAAGTGGGAAAGAATCGAAAGCTATGGCCCCAAGTTTGTAGAAAACATAGTCCAGGCAATCAGCAGGGACATTTTGTGCCATGCCATGCAGACATTGAGGAATTCTTCAATCGTGGCTCATGTGCACGATGAAATCATCATAGAGGCTGATATGGGGATGCCGCTATCTTCTGTCTGTGAGCAGATGGGAAGAACGCCATCCTGGGCAAAAGGGTTGCTGCTCAGTGCCGATGGTTATGAGTGCCGGTTTTATAAAAAGGACTAAAAATACTTTTCAAAAATCCTCAACTTACATTACCTCCTGGGGCTATTAGGAAGAGGGGCCATTCTCTCTGAATATAGAACAGGAGGTAATTCGTATGGACGAATTAGTAAGAATCAAATTTGAAAATGACCAACCCACAGTGCTCGGCCGCGATTTGCATGCAGCTTTGGAAGTAAAGACAGCGTATAAAGACTGGTTCCCAAGAATGTGTGAGTACGGCTTTGTGGAAGGGACAGACTTTAGCTCATTTTTGAGCGAAAGCACCGGAGGCAGGCCAGGCGTGGATCATGAGCTGACCATCGACATGGCAAAAGAACTGTGTATGATCCAACGCACTGAGAAAGGAAAACAATGCCGCAGGTACTTCCTTGACATTGAAAAAGCATGGAATTCCCCGGAGGCAGTCATGGCGAGGGCGCTTCAGTATGCAAATCAGCAGCTATCTCAAGCAAGGCATCAGAATAAACTGCTTGAAGGTTCGATTGCCGTTCAGCATCAGCAAATCACAGAAATGAAACCGAAGGCGTCATATTACGATGTGGTGCTGAACTGCAAAGACCTGATTTCCACTTCGGCAATTGCCAAAGACTATGGAAAGTCTGCGATCTGGATGAACCGCTATCTTCATGAGAAGGGCATCCAGTTCAAACAGGGCGACATCTGGCTTTTGTATCAAAAGTATGCGGAAAGAGGCTATACCAGCACCAAGACGCACAGCTATCTTGGCACAGGCGGTGAACAACACACAAAGGTTCATACCTACTGGACGCAGAAAGGCAGGCTTTTCATTTACGAATTGATGAAGTCAGGCGGCATACTGCCTCAGATTGAAATGGAGGCTGTTTGATGGGAATCAACAAATACAATTCTGAAGGATACTATGACCCGACTCCCTATGAAGCGCTGACCAATATCATGAAAAAGGAGAAGGCGGAGAAAACATCCGCCTTCAAGCCGCTTGTGTATATATGCTCGCCCTATTCCGGCGATGTGGATGGGAATGTGAATAAGGCTCGTGCGTTTTGCAGGTTTGCCTTGGAGCAAAACTGTATCCCCTTTGCTCCGCATCTCATGTTTCCTCAGTTTATGGATGAGTCAAACCCAAAGGAACGGGAACTTGCCATGTTTATGGATATCGTGCTGATGGGCAAATGCACCGAGGTATGGGTGCTTGGCAATACCATCTCAAGCGGTATGGCAACTGAGATTGAAAAAGCCGGGAAACGCAGACAGATGGTCAGATACTTCAATGCAGGGTTTGAGGAGGTCGAAGGTCTATGAAAATCGCAGTCGGCAACAGCCGCATGGACAGAAAATGGAAAAACCGTGATATTTCCTGGGAGGATTTTTGCTCCCGTGTGAAGACTACGCAGCGCACCACGGAAACGGTGGAAGAATACCGCAAACTGAAAAGAGGGCAGCAGGACGATATCAAGGATGTGGGCGGATTTGTCGGAGGGCATCTGAAAGAGGGCAGACGAAAGAAAGGCAGTGTCCTATGCCGCTCCTTACTGACTCTTGATATGGATTACGGCACACCGGATATTTGGGATCAGATCACCATGCTTTTTGATTTCAAGTGCTGCATGTACTCCACGCACAAGCATACGCCGGAACAACCGAGGCTGCGCTTGATCATTCCCCTTGCCCGCGAAATCAGTGAAGAAGAATATGCAGCCGTCGGACGTGTGGTGGCAAAGGAAATCGGCATTGATCTTTTCGATGATACGACATATGAGGCTCACCGACTTATGTACTGGCCATCCACATCCTCAAACGGAGCGTTCATCTATGAAGAAACCGAGGGTGCTCTTCTTGACCCGGATGTATACCTTGCCAAATACGATAACTGGCACGATACCAGCACCTGGCCGGTATCCGCCCGCCAGTCGGAGGTCATTCGCCGCAATTTGAAGGAACAGGCAGACCCGCTTTCCAAAGAGGGTGTGGTGGGAACATTCTGCCGTGCTTACCCGGTTCGTGAGGCGATCAAGAAATTCCTCGGCGCGGTATATGTTCCATCTTCCATGGAAGGCCGCTATGACTATATCCCCGCTGACAGCAGCGCAGGTGTGATCATTTACGACGACAAATTCGCATACAGCCATCATGCCACCGACCCGGCAAACGGACTTCTCCTCAATGCATTTGACCTTGTTAGGATTCATAAATTCGGTTCTCTCGACGATAAGTCGACCGGGGCTGCGGCTCCGGGGAAGATGCCGTCTTTTGCGGCAATGTGTGAGTTTGCCATTAAAGATGAAACTGTGAAAGCGGAGTTTGCGAAGGAAAGGCTGGAACAGGCCGAGGAGGAGTTTGACGGGGATGATTGGCAGACCGGATTGGAGCTGGATAAGCAGGGGCGGGTGAAGGATACCCTGGATAACATCGTCCTCATTCTAAGGCACGATAAAGAGCTTCGGCACATTGCATTCAACTGTCATCGCGACGGCATTGACGCCAAAGGCGGATTGCCCTGGGAACAGATCAAAGGCGGCTGGAATGATGCGGACAATGCGCTTTTAAAGGTGTACTTAAGCAGCCTCTATGGTGTGTATTCCCCCACCAAGACCAAGGACGCCGTGCTTGCGGTAGCTTCGGAAAGAGCCTACCACCCGATCAAAGAGTATCTCAACTCGCTGCCAGAATGGGACGGCATAAGCCGCGTGGAAAATCTGCTGATTGATTATTTCGGAGCAGCGGATAACTCCTATACAAAAGCAGTAATTCGCAAAATGATGGTTGCGGCGGTAGCCCGCATTTATAGGCCCGGTACGAAGTTTGACAGTGTCCTTATCTTAAACGGGCCGCAAGGCATCGGCAAGTCCACCTTCTTTGCTAAACTTGCCGGCGACTGGTTTTCAGACAGTTTGACCATTACAGACATGAAGGACAAAGCTGGCCCTGAAAAGCTCCAGGGATATTGGCTGCTTGAACTCGGTGAGCTTGCCGGAATGCGCAAGACAGATGTGGAGGTTGTGAAGTCCTTCATATCAAGGTCTGATGACAAGTATCGTGCAAGCTACGGAGTCAACGTGGAAAGCCATCCACGTCAGTGCGTGATTGTGGGTTCCACCAATGCAGAGAGCGGTTTTCTGCGAGACATAACAGGAAACCGCAGATTCTGGCCGGTACGGATCAGCGGCAATGGGAAGGACAAAGCTTGGCAGATCACCAAAGAGGAAGTTAAACAGATTTGGGCAGAAACACTGATGCTTTATGAGAAGGGCGAAAAGCTCTACCTTGAAGGCGATGATGTCTCCCTTGCAATCGGCGAGCAGGCTGATGCCATGGAAACTGATGAGCGCGAAGGGCTGGTCCGCACATATTTAGACACGCTTATGCCGGAAGATTGGAGCACCATGTCTTTATACGAGCGTAGAAATTTCCTCGGCGGCAGCGAATTTGGCGGGGGCGTCCGTGTTGGAATGGTAAAGAGAACCCTTGTCTGCAACATGGAGATTTGGAGCGAGTGTTTTGGAAAGGACGCATCCTCCATGAAAACATCCGACTCCTATGCCATCAGCGCCATCATGAGAAAGATTGGCGAATGGAACAAGTACACCGGGAACAAGAATGGGGTTGTGACCTTTCCTGTCTACGGAAAACAGCGCGCTTATTCCCGGGAGGAGGAACAAAGATGAGGTTGTTCCATGCTATGTTCCCATGCCTGTTCTTGTGGGAAAGCCTGCAAATAAAGAAAAATCAGCGGTAAGGAACAAGTGGAACAAGATTTAACCTATAGACTTATAAATAACAAAAAAGAGTAATTGCAGCCTGTGCATACACACATACGCGCGCGTATAGGAAAAATTGGTTTTAGTTGTTTTCTTGTTCCGAGTCTTAATATAGGAGGCGTTTATGCTTGAGAAATATATCGAAAATAAACTGGTAGCAGCGGTGAAAAAGATGGGAGGCATTGCGGCAAAGTTCGCAAGTCCAGGCTTGGATGGGATGCCGGACCGTCTGGTGCTTTTGCCAAGCGGAAAGATTGCATTTGTGGAACTAAAAGCTCCAGAAAAGAAACCACGGCCGCTTCAGATCAGGAGGATAAAGCAATTACAGAAACTTGGTTTTGAATGCTACGTAATTGACAGCGATGCTCAGATTGGAGGGATTCTCGATGAAATACAATCCTCATAAATATCAGACCTACGCGACGAACTTTATATTAGAGCATCCCACAGCTGCGGTATTTTTGGAGATGGGTCTTGGTAAGAGCGTAATCACACTAACGTCTATCTTCGACTTATGTCTGGACTGCTTTGAGATAGGCAAGGTTCTGGTCATCGCCCCTCTACGAGTAGCAAGGGATACCTGGCCGGCTGAAATAAACAAGTGGGATCATCTAAAAGGACTGGAGTATTCCGTGGCGATAGGTACTGAACAGGAGCGAATGACAGCATTACGAAAACCCGCAAGCGTTTATCTGATAAACAGGGAAAATGTGGATTGGCTGATAAACAAAAGCGGAATCACATTTGATTTTGAAATGGTGGTAATTGATGAACTCTCGTCTTTTAAGTCCTATGGGGCAAAAAGGTTCAAAAGCTTGCTTAAAGTCAGACCTCAGGCAAAAAGAATCGTAGGACTAACCGGAACGCCATCCAGCAACGGCTTGATGGATTTGTGGGCGGAGTTTCGTATCCTGGATATGGGTGTAAGACTGGGCAGGTATATAACCCACTATCGCAGTTCCTTCTTTACTCCGGATAAACGCAATCAACAGATGGTGTTTTCATATAAACCACTGCCTGGTGCCGAAAATGCGATATATAAACTAATTTCCGACATTACGATTTCCATGAAGTCAGTGGATTTTCTGAAAATGCCTGAATGCGTAGTCAATGAAGTGCCGGTGTTTCTAAGCGAAAAAGAGCAGTCTGTTTACGATAGATTTCGTGAGGAGATGGTTGTTGAACTTGCCGAAGAGGAGATTGACGCCATGAACGCAGCAGTACTTTCAGGCAAGCTCCTTCAGATGGCAAACGGCGCTATCTATGATCAGGATAAAAATACCCATTTCATACATGACCGTAAGCTGGATGCACTTGAGGATTTGATCGAAGGAGCAAACGGCAAGCCTGTCCTTATTGCATACTGGTTCAATCATGATCTGGAGCGCATCAAAGCAAGATTCAAAGTTTCTGAAATCAAGACCTCCAAGGATATCAAGGACTGGAACAACGGAGAAATTCCTGTGGCGGCCATCCATCCGGCGTCAGCCGGGCATGGCCTGAACTTGCAAAGCGGAGGCTCTACCTTGATATGGTTTGGACTTACCTGGAGTCTCGAACTCTATCAGCAGACGAATGCGAGACTCTGGAGGCAAGGCCAGAATGAAACGGTGGTCATCCACCACATCGTTGCAAAAGAAACGATCGACGAGGATGTCATGAGCGCTTTGAAACGAAAGGAAAAAACGCAGTCCGACCTCATCAATGCGGTCAAAGTAAACTTAAGGAAGGCGAGGGAGGCTGTATGATAGATCGTTATGAAAAACTGGCAAATGCCATTGTATTGCAGGCGGTTAAGGATTACCGATTTGCCCTGAAAAGACTGGCGAAACACCCTCGTAATGATTCGGCCTTATATACTAAACTTGAGGTTGAGCGGTTCTTCCGCTCCGAACGGTACGCATCGCTTACTGCAGTTGAACCGGAAATGCTTATAAAAAAACTCAAAGAGGAGGTCATATAATGACGGTAAAAGAATATCTCGGTCAGGCTTACCGCCTTGACCAACGCATAAACAGCAAGCTGGGGCAAGTGGCTTCGCTGAACGAACTTGCCACCAAAGCGACATCCACCCTTACTGGCATGCCGAAAAACCCCAACCGCGCAACCTCCACTATGGCGGACGCCATTGGGAAAATCATCGACCTGCAGGCGGAAATAAACCGCGATATCGACCGCCTCGTTGACCTAAAACGTGAAATCGTAGGGGTCATCAAGACGGTTGACAACGTGGAATGCCAAACATTGCTTGAGAAACGCTACCTATGCTTTGAGACTTGGGAGCAGATTGCTGTTGACATGGATTACAGTATTCAGCATATCTATCGTATCAGGGACAAGGCTCTTTCAACGATTTCTATGCCCGCAAGGAAAAATGATAGGATATGTTAGTAGATGTTCATAGCTACTTTTGATACCATTACAATAGAGAAATAGAATACTGAAGGCCACCCTGGAGAAATCCGTGGTGGTTTTTCTTATGCCCGAAAGGAGGTGGACATATGCCCTACAAACCCAAACGTCCCTGTGCTTATCCCGGCTGCGGTCTGCTTGCTGAACATGAGCAATACTGCGCCGAGCATAAGAAAGCTATGGACAAACACTATAACCACTACGAACGCGACCCCGCATCGAGTAAACGCTACGGCCGTTCATGGAAGAGGATCCGTGACAGATACATCAAGGCGCACCCTCTATGCGAGGAGTGCCAAAAGCAAGGCAGACTAACACCTGCTGTAGAGGTACACCACATACGTCCGCTCTCCCGAGGAGGCGGCAACGAAACGAGCAATCTCATGGCTCTGTGCAAGTCCTGCCACTCCAGCATTACTGCCGAGAGTGGCGACCGGTGGGGGAGGTCAAATCTCTAAAATCCCTTCAAGCGGACAGCGGCGTGGGGCTTCGTGTTGAAAAACGCAAAATCAAACGGGGTAATAGGCCCCCTACAAAAGGAGGTACGCCGATTGGCAAAAGACGGTACAAACAGAGGAGGCGCACGAGTCGGCGCGGGTGCGAAGAAGAAACCTCTCGCCGACAAAATAGCGGAAGGAAATCCGGGCGGCAGAAAGCTGACACTTATGGAGTTTTCGGATACCGCAGACCTAAAAGGCCAGGCGATGCCCGAACCAAACAAAATGCTCGAGGCTGTTCAAAAAGACGGCAAGGCGCTTGTTGCGGGCGGAATCTACAAGTCCACATGGAGGTGGTTGAATGAACGTGGCTGCGCCGAGCTGGTGTCACCGCAGCTTCTGGAACGATATGCCATGAGCGTGGCCCGGTGGATCCAGTGCGAGGAGGCGGTCACCGAATACGGATTTTTGGCAAAGCATCCCACAACGGGCAATGCGATCCAAAGTCCATATGTGGCGATGGGTCAGAACTATATGAACCAGACAAACCGTTTGTGGTTTGAGATTTTCCAGATCGTAAAGGAAAACTGCACCGGTGAATACAGTGGTGCAAATCCGCAGGATGATGTGATGGAGCGGCTTTTATCCGCTAGGAAAGGAAAATGAAAAATATGGAGATAGAAAAGATTGAAACGAAATTACTCATCCCTGCCGAATACAATCCGAGGAAGGATTTGAAACCAGGCGACCCGGAGTATGAGAAGCTGAAACGCTCTCTTGAAGTGTTTGGATATGTGGAACCGGTTATCTGGAACAAGAGCACAGGTAGGGTCATCGGCGGACATCAGCGTTTGAAAATCCTGCTTAGTATGGGCATGGATCAGATAGAATGCGTGGTTGTCGAGATGGATGAGGAAAAGGAAAAGGCACTTAATATCGCTCTGAATAAAATAGGCGGCGACTGGGACAAAGAAAAACTGGCGCTTCTCATTACAGACTTGAATGTTTCAACCTTCGATGTGTCTCTGACGGGTTTTGATCCGGGGGAGATTGACGATCTTTTCAAAGATTCGATTAAAGATAAAATAAAAGAAGATGATTTCGATGTGGACAGCGAGCTGAAAAAGCCCGCTGTTTCTCGTTTAGGGGATGTTTGGATCCTAGGTCGGCACCGATTGGTCTGCGGAGACAGTACGAAAAAGGACACATTTGATGTCCTGATGGATGGGAAGGTCGCCAATCTTACGGTAACGGATCCCCCATACAACGTCAATTACGAGGGAACCGCCGGAAAAATAAAAAATGACAACATGGACAATCAATCGTTCTACGATTTTCTGTTTGCGGCATTTACTAACATGGAATCGGCAATGGCACAGGACGCATCCATTTACGTGTTCCATGCCGATACCGAAGGGCTCAATTTCCGCAAAGCTTTTGTGGATGCGGGATTCTATCTTTCCGGTACTTGCATTTGGAAGAAGCAATCGCTCGTTCTTGGCCGTTCGCCGTATCAGTGGCAACATGAACCGGTGCTGTTTGGCTGGAAAAAGAAAGGTAAGCATCTCTGGTATTCCGATCGCAAGCAGACGACCATCTGGGAGTTTGAAAAACCCAAGAAAAATAGCGACCATCCCACCATGAAACCGGTGGCGCTTGTAGCCTATCCAATCATGAATTCAAGCCTTACAAATTGCATCGTGCTCGATCCGTTTGGTGGTTCAGGAAGTACGCTGATTGCCTGCGAGCAGACAGATAGGATCTGCTTCACCATTGAACTGGACGAAAAATACTGTGATGTCATCGTAAAGCGGTATATTGAGCATATGGGAAATGCAGATGGTGTAGTTCTTATAAGAGGCAGGATTGAGCACCGATTCCATGATCTTCCAGACAAAGAATAGTACAACTATAAAATGTACGCATTGCTATTATCTACGTTTAGAGTGATATATGTAAATACCGAAAGGGAAAAACACACTGAACGGAGGAACAAGAATATGTGGAGTGAAGGCAGCATCAAGATTGGCAGCAACATCATTCGTTACTGGATAAAGCATTTTGAGGAAGCTTCTGTGTTTGGAATTGAGGAAGGGCGCATTTCCAAGCTGATGCTTAAATGCGCCGGCAGGGTCATCGCAAACTACGATCGAGGTTGGGACATTGAACCTTCCGGTAATGATGCAGAGATAGCACTAGCCATTCTGATGGAGAAGTACAACTAACCACAAAACTTGAGAACAGCGCCGGGAACGGCTCTTTATCTCGTACATATGGATTTTGGAGGCTTGCTGACCGCAAGTCTATTTTTGTGCATGGGAGGAGGTGACCGCATATCCGAAAACTGAAAAAATATAAACAGACTTCTTTCATGGCCAAAGACTCCTACTACAGCAAGGAGACAGCTGAATATGCGGTAGGCTTCATTGAGTGCCTTTCCCACACCAAAGGCACCTGGGCGGGGAAGCCATTTGAACTGATCGACTGGCAGGAGCAGATTATCCGGGATGTGTTCGGGACGCTGAAGACTAATGGGTACCGGCAGTTCAATACCGCCTATGTGGAGATCCCGAAGAAGATGGGGAAAAGCGAACTTGCGGCGGCTGTTGCACTGCTTCTCACCTGCGGGGACAACGAGGAGCGCGCCGAGGTTTATGGCTGCGCCGCAGACCGCAACCAGGCATCCATCGTTTTCAATGTGGCGGCGGATATGGTACGGATGTGCCCGGCCTTGTCTAAACGGGTGAAAATCCTTGATTCACAGAAAAGGCTCATTTATCTGCCGACCGGAAGCATATACCAGGTCTTGTCCGCTGATGTTGGAAACAAGCACGGTTTCAACACCCATGGTGTGGTTTTCGATGAACTGCATACGCAGCCGAACCGGAAACTTTACGATGTTATGACAAAAGGCAGCGGCGATGCTAGGATGCAACCGCTGTATTTCCTGATCACCACAGCCGGGGACAACCAAAACAGCATCTGCTGGGAAGTGCACCAAAAGGCCTTGGATATAATAGACGGCAGAAAGAACGATCCCACATTCTATCCCGTTATTTATGGCGCTGCTGCCGAAGATGACTGGTCCGACCAAAAGGTATGGAAGAAGGCAAATCCGTCGCTTGGAATAACGGTCAGCATGGATAAAGTCAAGGCGGCGTTCGAATCAGCAAGGCAGAATCCTGCTGAAGAAAACAGCTTTCGGCAGCTTAGGCTGAATCAGTGGGTCAAGCAGGCTGTACGCTGGATGCCAATGGACAAGTGGGATGCCTGCGCTTTTGCCGTTGACCCGGAAACTCTGCGGGGACGCATCTGCTATGGCGGACTCGACCTTTCCTCATCCACAGACATCACGGCATTTGTGCTGGTCTTTCCTCCGCTTGACGAAGAAGACAAGTACGTTGTCCTTCCATACTTCTGGATACCGGAAGACAACATCGACCTGCGAGTCCGCCGTGACCATGTGAACTATGATGTTTGGAAGAAACAAGGATTTTTACTGACAACCGAAGGCAATGTGGTGCATTACGGCTTCATCGAAACATTTATTGAGGATCTTGGAATGAAATACAACATTCGCGAGATAGCTTTTGACCGCTGGGGAGCGGTTCAGATGACACAGAACCTCGAAAACCTTGGGTTCGCGGTCGTGCCTTTCGGTCAAGGATTCAAGGATATGTCCCCTCCGACAAAGGAGCTGATGAAACTTACCCTGGAGCAGAAAATCGCCCACGGCGGTCATCCGGTACTCAGATGGATGATGGACAACATCTACATAAGGACCGATCCAGCCGGAAACATCAAATCCGACAAGGAAAAATCTACAGAAAAAATCGACGGTGCCGTGGCGACCATCATGGCGCTTGATCGTGCGATACGCCGCGGTCTAGAAACAGGCGCTTCGGTTTATGACGAAAGGGGACTATTGATTCTATGAATATTTTCAGCAAAATTTTTAAGGCGAAAGATAAACCCGAAAACAGCCTCACAGGAACTAACTATTCCTTTTTCTTCGGAAGTACGACCAGCGGAAAGCCTGTGACGGAAAGCACCGCGATGCAGATGACCGCGGTTTACTCTTGTGTGAGGATACTTTCAGAGGCGGTGGCTGGACTTCCGCTTCACCTATACCGGTATAACGATTCCGGAGGTAAAGAAAAGGCAGTCGATCACCCCCTATATTTCCTGCTTCACGATGAAGCAAACCCTGAGATGACTTCATTTTCGTTTCGAGAAACGCTGATGAGCCATCTTTTATTATGGGGAAATGCCTATGCCCAAATCATCCGAAATGGGCGGGGAGAAGTGATATCGCTGTATCCGCTCATGCCTAACCGCATGACAGTGGACAGGGATGCGGGTGGCAGGCTTTGCTACCTATACTCCAGAACATCGGATGATGCGCTAACATTAAGCAGCAAATCAAGCCAGGTGGTTCTCAACCCTTCAGATGTCCTTCATATTCCGGGCCTAGGCTTTGATGGGCTAGTTGGATACTCTCCAATCGCTATGGCCAAGAATGCCATCGGTATGGCTATCGCCTGTGAGGAGTATGGTGCTAAGTTTTTCGCAAACGGTGCCGCTCCGGGTGGTGTTTTGGAACACCCCGGTGTAGTCAAAGACCCTGCAAAGGTAAGGGAAAGCTGGAACTCTGTCTATCAGGGCAGCACCAACTCCCATCGAGTGGCAGTCCTTGAGGAAGGCATGAAGTATCAGCCAATCGGGATCTCGCCGGAGCAAGCTCAATTTTTAGAAACACGCAAGTTTCAGATCAATGAGATTGCCCGTATATTCCGGATACCGCCACATATGATCGGCGACCTGGAGAAGTCGAGTTTTTCCAATATCGAGCAACAGTCGCTGGAGTTTGTGAAATATACACTCGATCCGTGGGTGGTGCGCTGGGAGCAGACGATGCAGAGGGTGCTTTTTACGAGTGCGGAAAAAAGACAGTATTTCATCAAATTCAATGTGGACGGACTACTTCGCGGCGACTACCAAAGCCGGATGAACGGCTATGCCACCGCCAGGCAAAATGGCTGGTTGTCTTCCAATGACATTCGTGAACTTGAAAATCTTGACCGCATCTCCGTCGACCTTGGCGGCGATCTGTATCTCATCAACGGAAATATGACAAAGCTCTCGGATGCGGGAGCTTTTGCCGGTACGACAACCCAAAAGGAGGAAGAAAAAGTTGAAAGCAACGACACAAAACAGAAGTCAAAAGAACGACCCGTTCCAAACCCAAAGACATGATCCACAGCGTTTTTGGAACTGGGTCAGGAATGAGGATGAAACCCGCACCTTGTTTTTAAATGGGGCGATCGCAGAAGAGAGTTGGTTTGACGATGATGTCACACCGGCTCTTTTTCGTTCTGAGCTTGATAGCGGAAACGGCGACGTCGTGGTCTGGATCAATTCGCCAGGCGGGGACTGCATTGCGGCAGCCCAGATTTACAACATGCTCATGGACTACAAAGGCAGCGTTACGGTCAAAATCGACGGAATCGCAGCCAGCGCCGCCTCAGTAATAGCTATGGCGGGCACGTCGGTTTTGATGTCCCCCGCATCGCTCATGATGGTCCATAACCCGCTCACCATCGCTATCGGCGACAGCGAAGAAATGCGAAAGGCGATCGCCATGCTGGATGAGGTAAAGGAAAGCATCATCAACGCTTACGAGATCAAGACAGGCTTGTCGAGAACAAAACTCGCGCATTTCATGGATGCCGAAACCTGGTTGAATGCCAACAAAGCAATCGAGTTCGGCTTTGCTGACGGCATTTTGTTCAAGGATGATTTATCACAAGCGGTTGCATTCCCACAGAATGATTTCGTTTTCAGCAGGCGGGCTGCCACAAATTCGCTTATGAATAAACTTATCCATCCAAAGGAAACGCCTCAAGAAGGCAAACCCATCAGCGATCTCGATAAGAGATTGGCTCTACTTAAATTCTAAGGAGGAATTAACAACATGAACAAAACAATTGAACTGCGCGAAAAACGCGCAAAAGCATGGGAAGCAACCAAGGCATTCCTGGATTCAAAGCGCGGCTCTGACGGACTGCTTTCCCCCGAGGATGTCGCCACTTACGAAAAAATGGAAGCCGATGTCGTAAGCCTCGGCAAGGAAGTCGATCGTCTGGAACGTCAGCAGTCTATCGAAAACGAATTGGCAAAAGCAGTGAACACCCCCTTGACCGATAAGCCGGCAGCACCGAATGCTGAAGTAAAAACGGGCAGAGCCAGCTCAGACTATCAAAAAGCGTTTTGGAACGTGATGCGTAATAAGAACAGCTTTGAGATCAGGAACGCCCTGGAGGTTGGTACCGATTCCGAAGGTGGATACCTTGTGCCGGACGAGTTTGAGAAAATGCTTATCCAGGGCCTTCAAGAGCAGAATATCTTCCGCCAGATTGCAAGAGTCATTCAGACAGCCAGCGGCGACCGCAAAATTCCGGTTGTATCCACTCATGGTACGGCCGTGTGGATTGACGAGGAAGGCGCATACACCGAAAGTGACGAGGCCTTCGGCCAGGTGACTTTGTCGGCATATAAGCTTGGCACCCTGATGAAGGTCACGGAGGAGCTTTTAAACGATAGCGTGTTCAACCTCGAAACCTATATCGCCGGTGAATTTGCGAGGCGAATCGGCGCAGCTGAGGAAGAATCATTCCTTACCGGAAATGGCTCCGGCAAGCCGACAGGCATCTTTGCCGCAAGCGGTGGAGCGACGGTCGGTGTTACTGCGGCAAGTGCAACCGCCATCACTATAGACGAGGTCATGGACCTTTTCTATTCACTGAAGGCTCCGTATAGAAGAAATGCTGTTTTTGTCATGAACGATGCCACTGTCAAACTGATGAGAAAGCTTAAAGATGGCAATGGCCAGTATTTATGGCAACCTTCGATTACGGCGGGAACACCGGATACCGTAATGAACCGTCCGGTTTTTACCTCGGCTTATGCCCCAACTATTGCATCCTCTGCGAAGACCATCGCCTTTGGCGATTTCAGCTATTTCTGGATTGCAGATCGTCAGATCAGGTCATTCAAAAGGCTGAACGAGCTTTATGCAGCGAATGGTTATGTCGGGTTTATGGCCAACCAGAGAGTCGATGGAAAGCTGATACTGCCTGAAGCCATTCAATGCCTGCAGCAGAAAGCGTAGGTGAATAGTTATGAGCAACGTTAAAAACTACACGGAGCAAGGCGGCGAAAAAACCGTAATTGGCGGAGAAATGGAAATTGCCGCTGGCGGGAAGCTAACCTTTGATGGCACGGAGCTTAAGCCTGCCGCGGTCCAGGCAGACAGCATTGCAACGACTATAGCCGGAACGGTTGCCGATTTCAACGCCCTGCTTGCCAAACTCAAAGCGGCAGGGCTGATGGCATCTGAATAATGTGGGGAGGTGAGCGTTTTGGTCGTTACACTGGAAAACACAAAAGAGTGGCTAAGAGTCGAGTCGAATGACGAGGATGCGCTCATCGAAAGCTTCATTTTAGCAGCGGAGGATATTGTGGAAGGTATCCTCCGCTTTCCTTTGAGTGATTTTGTCGATACCATCCCCGAACCGGTGAAGCATGCAATATATTTTGCCGCTGCCAAACTATATGAGGAAAGAAACGAGCTTGACACCGAGTCGCTTAATGACGTGTTGAAGGCGCTCCTTTTTTCGTATCGGGAGGTGGCGTGGTAATGAAAATTGGCAGATTAAGGCATCGAATTGTTATAGAGGAAAGTATTGCCGGCAGAGACAGCTTTGGCGCAGAGGTTTCCGAATGGATACAGTTTGCCAAAGTTTGGGCCGATGTATCGCCTGTGTCCGGAAGGGAATTTGCCTCCTTCAAACAGATCAATTCGGAGATCACAACCAAGATCACTATCCGTTATCTCGCAGGGGTTACAGCAGAAATGAGAGTCTTGTTCGATAATCGGATTTTTGAAATCAACTCGATTATCAACCCAGAAGAAAAGAACATCTCTCTTCTTCTGATGTGCAAGGAGGTGGTCTGATGGAAATTGAGGAGGTGCTGACGTCATATCTGCTGGACTTTTCAGGGCTTACAGCCTTAATTGGGGATAAGCTCTACCCGGATGAAATACCTCAAGGAATAAAGCTGCCGGCTGTCATTTACAGCAAGGTGAGCGATGTCAAGGACCACACACTTGTCGGGCAAAACCGCCTGGAAAGTCCCATGATTCAGTTTGCCGCCTTTGCGGGTTCAAAAACAGCAGCAAGGGCGATTGCAAACCAGCTAAAAGCGGCGCTATGCGACTTGCAGGGAGAACTATCCGGTCTTGAGGTTCAATACATCAGGCTTGAAAACGAGATCTCAAGTCTTGAGAAAAGCTCGGACGGGATCATAAAAATAAACACAGAGATATTGGAATTTGAAATCAACTTTGTAAAGGGGTGAAATAAATGCCAGGAACACATGCATTCGGAACTACTTTTTCTTGGAACAGCGCTGTCATCGCCGGGCTTACCGCCATCAACGGCATTGAGCTTTCGGTGGATACCATCGATGTCACGACGCACCAGTCCGCCAACTACTATAAGGAAATCCTGCCCGGACTCATTGATCCGGGAGAGGTCAGCATTGAAGGGCAGTTTGAATTTACCGATGTCTCGGGTCAGCAGGCGATGCTCTCAGATTTGAACAGCAGGACAGCCAGAACCGGGGTCATCACATTCCCTTCCTCGACAGGCAGCACCTGGACCTTTCAGGGCTATATCACGAACCTGAAAATAGGGGATGCGCCTATCGATGACAAAATCCCATTTTCTGCAACCATCAAGCCGACAGGAAAACCCGTTTTCGCAGTCGCTACCTCGACAGGGCTTTCTGCTCTTGCCATATCAAACTCCGCAGTGCTTGCCCCCGCCTTTGCCGCGGGCACAATCGATTACGTCGCATCAGTACTTACGGGTATCGCCAGCGTGACAATTACGCCGACTGCTTCAGCGGGAACTATCACCATTACGGCAAACGGAGCAAGCCAGGTGGTGGCTTCGGGAACAGCCTCCAGCGCAATCGTCCTCGGCTCGGCAGTCAGCGTGACCATTGTCACCATTACTGTTCAGGAAACAAACAAAGCGCCGAAGGTTTACACGATTAGGATCAACCGTCCGTAAAGGAAAGCCGGGAGGGTGGCCCGAAATCCACCCATTCATTTTGTTAGGAGGATAGAGATATGGCAATACCTTTTATTATGATCGATTTGGACAGACCGAGAAAGCTCCGTTTCGGCATGGGTGCAATGGTGGAATTCGAGCAGCTGACTGGCATTAAACTCATGGAGTTGAATGACGAGATGTCTATGGATGTCTGCTCAAAAATCCTTTGGATCATGCTCAAGCAGGAGGATAAGGAACTTACTTTACAAAAGACATGTGAGCTGATCGACGAATATGCGGAAAGCATCACTGAAGTAATCACTTCAATCACAAAGGCGATTGAAGCGGCTTTTCAAAAGGAGAATGGCCACCCAAACGCAAATCCGCCGAAGAAGTAAAGCCTGAATGGTTGGACTTTTCGGCGGAATTTTGCATAGGAGTCGGCGAACTTTCCTTAAGACCGGAGGAGTTTTGGCTGCTCACCTATGCAGAGCTTGTCTCTATGGCCGAGGGCAGAATCCGAAATCAAAAGAGAAGGATGAATGAAATGATATTCCTCGCCTGGCACATCGAAGCGCTTGCCAGGCAGAAAAGGCTGCCCGCTCTCGGAAGCTTGCTTAAGGAAGAAAAATCAAACGGAAGGCAGCAAAGCAACGAGGAAATGATGGGCATGGCAAGACTCCTCAACGCAGCTTTCGGAGGGGAGGTGATCGAGGTTTATGGCGATATACAGCAAGAGTCAAACCACAGTTGAGGGACTTGATGAACTAATTTCAGCATTTCAAAAGCTAGGAGACGAAGCCATTCCGCACCTGTTGAATGGTTCCAATGAAGCAGGAGGCGAGGTGCTCCGCAAGGCGAAAATCAAAGTCCCAGTGGATTCGGGAGATCTGAAGCGAAGGCTTAAAATGGTCAAGGCCAAGAAAAGCGACAAATACCCTTATCTGGTCTTCTCCAAAGTCACCTTTACAAGGGAAGTCGCTTATGCCGTGCCTCTTGAACTTGGACATCGAATCATTGTTAATGGCAAAAGTGTGGGCGTCGCAAAGGAACGCCCCTTTTTACGCCCTGCTGCGGATGAGAGCAAGGAAGATGTTGTTAAGACAATAGCCGCTTCAATGAATAAAGCGCTTGGCGAGATGGGAGGGATGAGATGAGTACCGTAATTCGTTCACTAATGGTCAAGGTTGGCGCGGATCTGACGGATATGCAAAAGGGCCTTAAAAAAGCGGCAAAAGAACTAAAAAGCGCCGGACAGGAAATATCCTCCCTTGGTTCTAGTCTCACTACCGGAGTCACCCTGCCTATCGCAGGAGCGGCTGCGGCCTCCATCAAGTTCGCATCCGACCTTGAGGAATCCACAAACAAGGTCAATGTTGCCTTTCAAGGCTCAGCCGATGAAGTGAAAAAATGGTCGGAAACGACCCTTGAGTCCTTTGGCATTGCCAAGGGAACGGCTCTTGATATGGCGGCCTTGTTTGGGGATATGGGAACAGCCATGGGTCAGACTCCACAGGAAGCTGCCAAAATGTCCGAGAGCCTGGTCGGGCTTGCCGGGGATCTTGCCTCCTTTAAAAACATAGGAATCGAGGAAGCGCAGACCGCCTTAAAGGGCATATTTACCGGAGAGGGGGAGTCGCTTAAGTCACTCGGTGTTGTTATGCAGGACAGCACCCTTGAGGCTTATGCACTGGCTAGCGGACAGAAAAAAGCCTATGACGAGATGACGCAAGCTGAAAAGGTCGCCCTCCGATATGCGTTCGTAATGGACGCAACAAAAAACGCCCAGGGGGATTTTGCGAGGACAAGCGGTGGTACCGCCAATCAGCTCAGAATCGTGCAGGAATCCTTGAAGGAAGCGGCAGCCACTTTGGGGCAGAATCTTCTTCCAATCATTACGCCAATACTGCAAAAACTCAATGGCCTTATCCAAAGGTTTTCTGAAATGGACGAAGGCACTCAAAAATTCATATTGGCTATGGCTGGGATAGCAGCCGCAATAGGTCCGGTTTTATCCATTGTGGGTGGGCTTACTACCGGACTTGGCGGCGCGGTTGGAGCGGTTTCCAAAGCAGCAGGTGTTTTATCCAAGGGCGGCGGCCTTGCATCAGCGCTTGGCGCGCTCACCGGGCCTGGAGGCATTGCCCTTCTGGTCATTGCCGCCATTGCTGCTGCGGCGTATTTGATCATCAGCAACTGGTCTGAAATAAAGGGATTCTTTACTAATCTCTGGGAAAGCGTCAGCGCCACCTTCACAAGCGCATGGGAAGGTGTTAAAAGTTTCTTTTCCGATATATGGAGCTGGCTGCAGAATTTCTTTGGCCAGTGGGGAAGTTTTATTCTTGCTGTGCTAATGCCATTTATAGGAGTGCCGCTACTTATCTATCAGTATTGGGACCAAATAAAGCTATTCTTCGCCGGACTTTGGGAAACGGTTAAAGCCTCGTTTAGCAGTGCACTCATTGCAATCATACAGTTTTTTAACGACCTTCCTGCAAACATCGGATCTGCACTGGGGCTTGTCATCGGCAGCGTCCTTAAGTTTGGAATCGATCTCGCCATGTGGGTTATCGAAACCATACCAGTAATTATTGAAAGTATTACTCAGTTCTTCGCTGAACTTCCAACCAGAATATCTGAAACGGTTGCCAGTGTGCTAAGCGCCATTTCCCTTTGGGGAATGAACCTCGCCGCCTGGGTGGCTTTAAATATCCCCATTGTAATCGGGAGCATAGCATCTTTTTTTGCATCCTTGCCCGGCAAGATCACAAACGCCATTTCAGGAGTGATCAGCGCGATAGGCACATGGGCGGGAAACCTGATCACAAAGGCAGGAGAAGAACTGCCTAAGGTCGTGGCTAGTATTGTAGAGTATTTCAAGGCATTGCCAAAAGAGATACTGCAGGTCGGCAAAGACCTGGTGACCGGACTTTGGAACGGCATGAACGGCATGATGAGCTGGATTAAGAAAAAAATCAAAGAATTTGCCAGTTCACTGATTTCAAGCATTAAAAGTTCCCTTGGCATCAGTTCACCTTCAAAGGTGATGGCGGATGAGGTCGGCAAATGGATTCCGGCAGGGATTGCGAGGGGCATCACTGGAAATGCCGGACTTGTGCAGGCGGCAATGGATACGATGAGCACTCAACTTACCGCAGGAGGAAGTCTGGAGGTTGAAGGCTCGGTACCAAAAGGGAGAGCGACGGCAGAAGGCGATTCAGCCCTGCAGGGAAATCGCTCTACCAACCTGACCTTCAATGTGCAGAGCTTCTCCCAGGCAAGGCATGAGATAGATCTATTAAATAAGCAACTGGCATCTGCCACAGGGCTTTAAGGAGGTGACCTTTTGGAACGACTGATTTATACAAATGCTTTAGGCCAGGCTGTTATCTTTGACGAAAGCGGTTCTTACAGGTGGCTTGATGTTGACGATCTTGGCGGGCTTGAAGCGGATTTTATGACTTCGGCAAGCCCATTCCAGGACGGTGTAACCTCAGTGGGCGATGCCTATTTCACTGCGAAAGCCATCAAGGTCAAGTTTGCGGTTGTCTCCTCTGAACTTGATGCGGCCTTGCGCAGCCTTAACAGCATCCTGAATCCGAAACTTGGACTTGGAAAACTCACCTATGAACGCGGTGGTAAAAGCTACGTGCTGGGCAAGGTGAAAACAAGAACCATGCCGTCCCTGCCCGGCGCACCATCAAGAGGAATAAGCTATCAAATCACTTCAGCTATCTTTGAGGCCTTCGACCCATATTATACGGATGAGGATTACCTTGAGGCTTCGGTTTCCACCGGCGAAAACTGTCTGGAATTCCCGGTGAATATATTTGACAGCTTTGTTTTCGACTACACTAACACAACAGGCATCTTAGTGGCGAACGGAGGTGATGTGGAGTGTCCGGTAACAATTATTTTGGATGGGCCGAAGAACAGTCCCCTAACAGTCGAAAACCTGGACACTGGGGAGAAAATCGTGCTGGCAATGAGTCTGCTGGCGACTGAGCGGCTTACCATAACAACTGGAATCGACGACATCAATGTGATCAAGGAAGACCTAATAACCGGAATCAGCACAGTGGCCTTCCAATACATCGATGTGGCTGAGACGTCTTTTTTCAGGCTTCCAAGAGGAACCAGCACGCTTCTCATTACTGCGGGAGAGGCTGAAGTGGAACAAGCCATCATCAAATACAGGCAAAGGTGGGTGGGGATTTAATGAAGACCTTAAATATCATGGCCCTTGATTTCACATACAAGGCGGCAATCCGGGGATATCAAAGTGTGATCATAAAGCGGGTTTGGAACGGCATAGGTTCCCTGGAACTAGTCATCAGCGAAGCAATTCCCAATGCCAACCTGATCAGCGAAAACGACATACTTTGGTTCGATCATGAATACAACAAGGCTTTTATCGTGGAGCACATTGAAACGGAGCTTTCGGGAAGCAATATGACTTATAGAATCACCGCCAACCATCTCAATGTGCTGCTCCATGATTACATAACTGTTCCGCCAAGCGGAGAGGATACGGATGTCCGAACCGGTTCACGTGAGCAGGTGGTGCGGCAATGGGTAGAGCAGAACTGTATAAGTCCAGACAATACGGCCAGGGCGCAGTACCCGCTTGTGCTTTCTGAGGCTGGCGGCTTTGGCGGAACCATCACAGAGCAGAGCAGGTTTGCAGTGCTTTCGGATGAAATCACGAGAGTGCTTTTGCCGGACGATCTTGGCTGGCGGGTTGATCTGGACTTGGAAAATTCCAGATTCGTTTTCAAGGTTTTGGACGGCGTAAACAGGACATCGGCGCAAGATGCTAACAGCAGAATCCTATTTGGGCTCCGATATGGCAATATCGCAGGATTTAGAAAGGTAACGGATACTATCTCTGCGAAGACAGTTGCCTTCATAGGTGGACAAGGCGATGGTTCAACCAGGCTTCTCGTAGAAGTGGATGGTGCAGGAAACGGTAGGCGAAAAGAATTTTTTATCGATGCCCAGGATGTTGGAACTTCAAATGAACTCGCCGAGCGTGGATATCAAGCACTTTCTGATGCAGCGGCAGTAAACAGTTTTGAATTCGAGGTCATAAGCAGACAATTCCACTATGAGAGGGATTATGAACTAGGAGATTTTGTGACGGTCGTAGTCGATAAGGATACCTTTCAGCACCTTCAAATCAGAGAACTGAGGGAAATCTACGAGCAAGGAAAGATCATCGTGAAGCCGGTGTTCGGGACTCCGGAGCGTACCCTTGGGAAAGCAATAAGCGGGATGGTTAAGCAACTTTCTTCCTTGTCGGCATCCGTAGCAAAGATCGATGATAATAAGGTGTCTTCAGCTTCAACCTGGAGCTCGGAGCAAATAAAAGTCGGTGCAGGTGCTCCTGTGGGAGCAATTTTAGCCAGCGCAGGGTTACTTGTTCCAACCGGATGGTTTGAATGCAATGGTGCCAGTGTCAGCAGAACTCAGTATGCGGAGCTTTTTTCGATTGTTGGCACTACCTATGGAGCCGGAAACGGTTCGACTACCTTTAACCTGCCAGACCTTAGGGGAAGAATGCTTGCAGGAATGGATAGCAGTCAAACAGAGTTTTCAACCTTGGGTAAAACAGGTGGAGAAAAAGCGCATATCCTAACAATTGCTGAGCTGCCACCGCATACCCATGACATCAAAATGGATAGCGATACAACCCCAGATGGGGGAACAGGCGCTGCCGCATCAGAGGATACTCACAACGTCACGCTTGCAGGTGGTGCCATGAGTACCGGTGGAGGAGCGTCTCATAATAATCTGCCGCCTTTCATGGCGGTTCGTTGGATTATTAAATATTAGGGAGGAGAATAAATTGAGCAATATTAACGACTTTGGGATGCCGTTTACGTCCCAGGCGGGAGACAGAGCATACAGCTCATTGGATTGGCGCTGGTACTTCGCCTTATTACATGAAGATGGCATCATAAGCGGATATAAAAATGAGCTTAGAGTCAACCCACAGGTTTTGCCAAACAAGAGCATTTATGTAGATTCCGGTTCGGTGCTTATTCAAGGTGCGATACGGTCGATAGATAGCACAATCAATCTACAGCTTGCAGACAATGCCAGCGGAAATCCGAGGATTGATCGTATTGTAGCGAGGATTAATTCTGCAGATAGAAAAATTGAATTTATTGTAAAGCAAGGCACACCTGCAACTAGCCCAGTTCCATCGGAATTAATAAGAAACGTATCCTTTTGGGAATTATCTCTTGCAAGAATCTACCTTGCCAATGGATATACAACTGTTACTGAGACCGAAATCATAGATGAAAGACTTGATGAAGAAGTATGTGGATATGCAAAAACAACATATATGCAGCAATTTGACGATGAAAACAACCTTCTCAAATATCAAAGGGACGTTTCAGCTGTCGATTCCTATGGCTATCCAATAGAAGTGCTTTATACGAGGCCGTTGGCCGGCACACTGTTTATGAAAAGAAGCATGTCCAATCCTGATGGCAACGGCTATTATTGCACAGTAATAGAGGAATTTTATGCTATTGATGGGGTATCTCGTTATAAAACAGCAACTTATACGTTGACTTATCTACCCAATGGCTTGATTGATACTTGTGAAAGAGAGGTGATTTAATTGCTGGATGTTTCAAGATTCGCTTCTGATGGAGTGGGAGGCGGAGTTCTTAGATTTCTAATAACCCAAATGATCATCACAAACACAACCTGGACATGTCCACGCGGCATCACGACAGTCACGGTTCGAATATTCGGAGCGGGCGGTAGTGGAGGCAACGGATATTCGGACTATGGCGGAGGTGGCGGAGGCGGAGGACACATGTCTTATAAACGCTTGAATGTTGTTCCCGGTACTGACTACCCCATAACTATTGGAGCCGCTCCCACATCATACGGACAAAATGGAGGGACTTCATCTTTTGGTGCTTTATTGTCTGCGAATGGAGGTTCTGCCGGAGCTACATACAACGGAGGTTCCGGTGGCTCGGGTGGCGGAAGTGTGCAGGTATCAACAGGAGGTACTGGCGGTAATGGCTCCTATGGGGGCGGTGGAGGCAGCGCTGGAACGTTCAAGGGTGGTGATGCAGGTTTGTATGGTGGCGGCGGCGGCAGCGGAACCGGAGCTGTAGGGACTGGAGGCTTACACGGTGGTAACGGTGGAAGCAATGGAAGCACCATCCCTCCGCAAAACGGCACGAACACAATTGGAATGGATCTGGAGTTTACCGGACAAGGTCTTGCTGGAGCCATTGTTGCAGGCTGTGGTTCAGGCGGTGGTGGTTATGGCGGAGCAGGCGGGACCGGAAGTACATTCAATGGTGCAGCGGGCGGAGCTGGTGGCGGTTTTGGAGGAAATGGCGGGAACACCAATGGCGGCTGTGGCGGCGGCGGTGGATACGGCAGCAATGGAGGAAGCTTGGCTGCATCTACCTATGTCGGCCAAGGCGGCGGCGGATATGGGCCTTCTGGATTGTTTGCAAATGGAGGGAACGGATATCAATCCGCAGTGACGATGGAGGTTTTAGGAAAACCCGGCATATGCATCATCCAATATTATAGCGACGGAAGCCTGTCGCCTTTAATAGATCCGCATCAGATTGTAAACGGCAGTATAGTGTAGGAGGGCAAAATGAAATACGTTTTCGTTGTAAACAATGTAGTGCATGATGTGATACCCGAGTATTCCGCGGATTTCCCGGGAGTAGACATTAAAAAAAGATATCCGGAGGATTTCTTGAAACAGTGTTTCGTAGTTGATGATGACTTTGATATTGAAAACAGTTATGAGTATCTAGAAACAGTAAAAGCATTCAAGAAACCGATCAGGATGCTGTCAAAACAAAAAATATATGAAATAGATTTGGGATCGGCAAAGCGAATTCCACTAGATTTCAACATAAAAGGTGTCTTGCAGATACAATCGGATCTTGATATAACCGCGAGCGATGGCAAAGCTCCTGTTGTTAAGGCGAATAAAGCCGGAAGCCATATAATACATTTTATTTTTCAATCGGAGGATGGAAGGACATATGAGCAAGGACTACGAATCAATGTGGTGGAGCCGGAATCAATACAAATTTAAAGGACATAGAGTTATTATCCGTACCACTCCTTAATTTCAGGAGTGTTTTTTTATTGAATCAAAAGAAAGCGAGGGCTTGAATATGAAATCAGCTTGGACAATAACGCAACTTGGTATCAGCTCCATTGGGGCATATATTGGCTACTTTTTAGGAGGGATAGATGGATTCCTCTACGCTTTGATCGCATTTGTGATCATCGACTATTTGACCGGCATTATGGTGGCAGTCCTTGAGAGAAAACTCTCGAGCGAGGTGGGTTTCAGGGGTATTTTCAAGAAAGTGCTTATTTTTTCCCTGGTTGCCGTTGGCCACATCATCGACTCGCAGCTGATCCAAACAGGCAGCGCTATAAGAACCGCAGTCATCTTCTTCTATTTATCCAACGAAGGAATCAGCATTTTGGAAAACACAGCCAAAATCGGCCTACCTATTCCAGAAAAACTTAAAGCAATATTGGTACAGTTGAATAAGGAGGATGTCAAATGAACCTGCATAAACTCATTCTGACAAACAATGCCTGCTACAAGGCGGGCAAAACCATTATACCGAAAGGCATAATGGTGCATTCCACTGGAGCGAACAACCCCAGCCTCAAACGCTATGTAGGTCCGGATGATGGGCTGATCGGCAAGAACCAGGCGGGCAACCACTGGAACCAGGATAAGCCGGACGGCCGAAAAGTTTGCGTCCACGCTTTTATCGGCAAGTTAAATGATGGGAAGATTGCCACTTATCAGACTCTGCCTTGGACTCTTCTGGGCTGGCATGCCGGAGGTTCGGCAAACGACTCTCATATTGGCTTTGAAATTTGCGAGGACGGATTGACCGATGCCTCGTATTTTTCTGCTGTCTACAAGGAAGCCATGGAGCTATGCGTTTATCTTTGCAAACTGTATGGATTGACAGAGAAGAATATTATCTGCCATTCCGAAGGATACAGGCTGGGAATTGCCAGCAACCACAGCGATGTAATGCACTGGTTCCCAAGGCACGGCAAAAGCATGGATGCTTTCCGTGCCGAAGTCAAGAAGCAGCTTGATGCTAAGAAAGTCTCATCCTCGATTGAACCCAAAAAACTTTACCGTGTCCAGATTGGAGCTTACAGCATCAAGGGAAATGCAGATGCCATGCTAGCCAAGGTCAAGACAGCTGGTTTCAAGGATGCTTTTATCAAATATGAATGATGAACAGAAAATTGCCTGTGGGGGTTATGCTACTGCAGGCAATTTTTTTTATGCCCTGATTATTTTTGCAGAACCTCAACTTCGACCTGTTCCCACGGCTAACAGGTAGGAGGTGATGCATGATGTATCAGAATGGGGGCAGGAAAGTCACGAAGATAACGGACGAAATCCCTGAAGATAAAATAGAACCGAGGATGGTGCCACAAGAACAACTGCAACGCGAATTTGATTATATCCAGGCAGAAAAAATGTTGAAGAGGATGCTTGAAAAAGGTCTAATCACTATGGGTGAATTCGAAAAAACAACTGTATTGAACCGCCAAACTTTCTCTCCGATGTTGGCGCGAATTATGCCCTAAAATCGTTGATATATAAGGGTTTTAGAGTTAACATGTGACCTACGGGAGAGGAGGTGAGATGATGAAAAAGATAACGAAAATCGCTGAAAACAAGCAATCCTTTACCAAGCAAAAGTTGCGGGTAGCCGCCTACTGTCGTGTTTCCACGGACAGTGATGAACAACTTGTCAGCTTACAGGCGCAAAAGACCCATTACGAGACTTACATTAAGTCAAACCCAGAATGGGAATTTGCAGGATTGTATTATGACGAGGGTATCAGTGGTACAAAAAAGGAAAAACGATCCGAACTCCTTAGAATGATATCGGACTGTGGAAATAAAAAAATCGACCTGATTATCACAAAGTCCATCAGCCGATTTGCGAGAAACACAACTGACTGCCTGGAGATGGTCCGCAAGCTGGTAGACCTTGGAGTCTACATATATTTTGAAAAGGAAAACATCAACACCCAGTCAATGGAAAGCGAATTGATGCTGTCCATTTTAAGTGGACTTGCGGAAAGCGAGTCAATTTCCATTTCGGAAAATAACAAGTGGTCGATACAGAAACGCTTTCGGAATGGAACATATAAGCTTTCCTATCCGCCTTATGGGTACGATTATTTAGATGGCGAGATGATTGTCAACGATGAGCAGGCTGCAATAGTCAAACGTATTTTCGCGGAGGCTTTATCAGGAAGAGGAACTCAAAAAATCGCTGATGGTCTTCAAATCGACGGCGTTGCAACAAGAAGAAAATCAAAGTGGACAGCCTCCACGGTTCTAGGTATTTTATGCAACGAGAGATACACCGGAGATGTGATTTTACAAAAGACCTACACCGATGAGAATTTCAACAGGCATAGTAACCACGGAGAAAAAGACCAGTTCCTTATTGAAAACCATCACGAGGCGCTTATCAGCCATGAGAAATTCGAAGCCGTAAGCAAGTTGCTCAATCAACGGGCAAAAGAAAAAGGGATAGAAAAGGGGACCAGCAAATACCAAAATCGGTATGCGCTATCCGGGAAAATAAAGTGTTCCGAGTGCGGCGGCACCTTCAAAAGAAGGATACAAGGTAATGGAAATAACAAATATGTTTCCTGGTGTTGCTCTAAACACATCTACGACATTTCAGGATGTTCAATGCGTGCTATAAGAGATGACGATATCCAGCAGGCGTTTATAACCATGATCAACAAGCTGATTTTCGGGCATAAGCTTATTCTTAAGCCACTACTGCAGAGCTTAAAAAATGTAAACTACGCAGATAACCTAATAGAAATCCAGATGCTTGAGTCGAGGATGGAAGAAAATGCTGAACGGAGTCAAGTGCTGGTTGGACTAATGACCAAAAGCTATTTAGAGCCAGCCTTATTCAATGCACAGAACAATGAGATTCGCAAGGAAGCTGCTCTGCTAAAGGAGCAAAAGGAAGCCGTTTCCCGATTGGTGAACGGAGAAATGACTGTGGCTGCAGAAGTAGAGAAGATTTTAAAGTATGCTTCAAAGGCAGAGCCTATTGATAAATTCGATGAATTACTATTTAGAAACTATGTAGAAAAAATAATCGTATATTCACAAGTCGAAATAGGCTTCAAGATGAAATGCGGTATTACGCTTAAGGAAAGGCTGGTGAGATAGGTGAATCACACACCATTCGGATATATCATTGAAGACGGCAAAGCGATTATTGATGATAAAGCGGCATCACAAATAAGGGATTTATTTCATGCTTATCTCTCGGGGTTATCTTTAGCGGATGCCGCAGAAAATGTGGGTATCAAGCGCTGCCACCCGGCAATCTCCAAAATGCTTATAAATAGGCGCTATATAGGAGATGATTTCTACCCTGGGATAGTAGATGAAGAGGTTTTTCAACAAGTCGAAGCTGAAAGACTTAGGAGGGCACACATGCTTGGGAGAATATTCCCAGAATACGTTTTTTCGCTTCAGAAGCCCAGTCTATTTTTGATGATCCCTTTCAGCAAGCTGAATATGCCTATGGTTTGATTGAAAGTGAGGTGATTGCGGATGGCGAATAATCGAAGTGTTACGGTGATACCGGCACGCGCTCGTTTAGGAAACAACGTAAATATTGATGAAAAACCAAAACTTAGGGTTGCTGCTTACTGCCGTGTCTCAACTGATAGCGATGAGCAGGCAACAAGCTATGAGGTGCAGATCGAGCATTACACTAATTATATTCAAAACAACTTGGAATGGGAGCTGGCAGGGATTTTTGCAGATGATGGAATCAGTGGGACAAATACTAAGAAGCGTGATGAGTTTAACCGTATGATACAAGATTGCATGGAAGGCAAAATCGACATGATAATTACAAAATCCATCAGCCGCTTTGCTCGAAACACCCTGGATTGCTTAAAGTTCATCCGACAACTTAAGGACAAAAATATCCCTGTTTTCTTTGAGAAAGAGAATATCAATACGATGGACTCCAAAGGGGAGATAATGCTCACCATCATGGCATCATTGGCACAACAGGAAAGCCAATCCCTCAGCCAAAACGTAAAGCTTGGCATTCAGTATCGCTATCAACAGGGAGAGGTTCAGATCAATCATAATCGTTTCTTAGGCTACACCAAAGAGAATAAGCGTTTGGTTATTGTACCTGAAGAAGCCGAAGTGTTGAAGAGGATCTACCGTGAGTACATGGAGGGTGCAAGCCTTCTGCAAGTAGCACGCGGTTTGGAAACTGACGGAATTCTAACCGCTGCGAAAAAAACGAAGTGGAGACCGGAAACCCTTAAGAAAATTCTACAGAATGAGAAGTATATAGGGGATGCCCTGCTTCAAAAAACATACACAGTGGACTTTCTCTCGAAGAAACGCGTAGTCAATAACGGTATAGTTCCACAGTATTATGTGGAAAACAGCCACGATGCAATAATCCCGCGTGAAATCTTCATGCAGGTACAAGAAGAAATGGCGCGACGTGCAAATTTGCATGTTGGAAAGAATGGAAAAAAGCGAGTCTACAGCAGCAGATATGCATTATCCAGTATAGTTTATTGCGGTGAGTGTGGCGAGATCTACAGGCGAGTGCACTGGAACAATCGAGGATGCAGGTCCATCGTCTGGCGATGTGTCAATCGGCTTGAGGAGAAAGGCTCGGATTGCTGTTCACAAACGGTAAACGAAGAAACCCTGCAAAATGCTGTTGTCAAAGCAATTAACCAGGCGCTTTGCAATAAGAATACTTTCCTCGAAGTATTGCAGGCAAACATTGAAGCTGTCCTTAATGAGCAGGATGACAAAGGTCTAGATGCGATTGACAGTAAGCTGTTTGAACTGCAAAGAGAACTACTCAACCTTGCTAATTCAAAGAATGATTATAACGATTTAACTAGCGAGATTCATCGTTTACGTGACCTCAAGCAAGACGCCCAAGTGCAGAATGCGGAGCGTCAAGGCAAGAGGCAGCGAATTGAAGAAATGGCCCGGTTCCTTAAAGAACAGACCAGTGAGCTGTTGGAATTCGATGATCAGCTTGTCAGAAGAGTTATTGAGAAGATAACGATCTTCGATGGCAAAGTGACCGTGGAATTCAAATCCAGCCTTGAACTTGAAATAGAAATATAAAAATGATTATACCGCCAATTGAATGGAGACTCTCCTTAGCTGTCGGTTTTCCTTTTGCATATTGACTAAAATTGATATCTGTCATTTTTGCTGAAGCAATTTCTGGAATCCATAGAATGATGCTGTGCCCAAGATGTTGACAACCTCTGTTTCCGTAAGGTCCACTTCATTTCTTAGCCACTTTAAATAGGCTGCGATTATACCTGAAATATAAAACTCTGCATAGAACTCAAGTTCGTCTTTTGACATAGTTATCCCGTCAGACAATGTTTCTATTGCTACACTTTTTACAATATCCTTGATTTCTTCACAGAAGGAAGCGTGGGACGGCATTTTTGCAATTTGCCGGTAAAGATCAATATCCCGTTGAATTAAGACATTGAGTGACTGAAATAAAGCCAAAACATCAAAAGACCTATCGAAAAAATCATTTTTTTCTAGTATCAAAAGGAAATCATTTATGAGATTTTTATAAAATTCATCCATGATTGCCTCCGGAGAATCATAGTGGAGGTAAAAAGTTTTTCGGTCAATATTAGCTCGCTTAGCAATCTCCGTAACAGTAATTTTAGAGGATTTGTTCTCTTTTAGTATTGAGAAAAAGGATTCTCGAATTGCCGCTTTTGTCTTTGTAATTCTTCTATCCTGAGCCAT